AGCACCACGGGCTCTCCCAGCCCGTTGGCCTTGATGTCGGCCGCAAGCTCTCTCAACTCCGGTTCCGCCATCATGGGGAACAGGTCCGCGTATGGGTGCGTTTTCATAGTTGCCAATCTCGTAGGGGGTCCGTTCCAGTCGTCACGCCGTCGCCGGCTCCGTCTGCTTCATCAGGCTGTCCGCGGCCGTGTTCGTCAGCAGCTTGAACAACGCTTTCATCAGCTTCGCGCCCTCGGTGTCCGTCAACTCCGACAGGTTCTCCACCGTGCGGCCGACGACACGGCCCGCCCGCTGCTTGGTGGTCGCCATGGACCAGTCCAGTTTCAACTGGCCCAGCATCCCTTCGATCCGCTTGACCATTTCCGGCGTGATGGGCACCGGTCCCTCGTAGGCATCGCCCTTATCGTCCACGATCTCGCCGTCGACGGGTTCGGCGGGCTTGCTGGGCAGGGCTTTCGGGCGTTCCACGATAGGGGCGGAAGTTGCCCGGTGGGTATCGACTGCCGAATGGTGCGAGTCCTTGATCGTCTCGACTTCGGTTTCGTCCAGCAGGCCCAGCCCGCAGATGGAAAGCGTGACGCGGCGCTTCGCCTTCGTCTCGGCCTTCATGAACGCATTCGCCAGCGCGTCGCCACGCAGGCCGGCGATGTTGACGGCGCCCGTGCTCTCGTCGGTGCGGCCAGCCTTGTCCGTCGCGGCAGCGGTCACGATGTAGACGCCTTCGATGGTTTCGCGGGCGGTGATGCGGACGGAAACGCCGTGAATCTTGCGTAGCTGGTCGGTGGCGTCCCGCTTGGCGTAGAGGGTGAGCTTGCCGTTGAGCGTGATGTAATCGAAGGGCTTCGTCAGCGGGTTCAGGCCCACCGACTCGCACACCGCGTTGTAATAGGCGACTCGCTGCTCCGGCTGGAGTTTCGCGAGGTCGCCCGCGATGAGAACAGATTCGATGGCGGTGATGTTCGTCCGTTCGGCGATTGCGGTGGTGGACATGGGCACTTCCTTTTCGTTGGCTTGCACGGTTTAACCCTACCCTATCGTATCCGTCACCCGTCACGCGTGTCAATCTCAGCGTGACATTTTATGGTTGCTGCGGTACAATCTTCCTGTCACGGCGGCGAACGCCTCATTAACCTTGAAGGGAGGTACGCGTATGACCGCACTCCTGTTGGAACCGCCGATGGCCGACAAATCCGAACCCCGCACCCGCACGATGCGAGTGATGAGCGACATCATTTCGATGCTCGCCGTCATCGACGCAGCGGCGGAACTTGACGGGGAGAAGTTCAACCAAGTCACCTTCGTTGACTCCCTGCTCCGCCCCGGCGTCACGGAGCGCTATAACCAAGCGCTCGACGTGCTGAAAAAGGCGAAGCGTAAGTAAGCGCCGGGCGGGGTCACAGCATCCCGCCCGGCCATCCATGCCGGAACGCCCGGCGTGGTTTAGGCCCGCGGCTCCTTACTTCCGCGGGCCACCGCCGGGACCGCCCCGGCGGGCACTACTCACGACAGGTCAGGCTCGCTACCGATCCCGTCGTCTGGATGCCACAGTGATTCGCCACGGGCCGCACGCTCAGCGAGCACAGCTAACTTTTCGGGCGTCGCCGGTGCTGCCGTAGTTGGTTCGCATGGTGGCTTGTACCCACCAAAGAAGTCTTTCTTCTCGGCACGCCGCGCCATCTTGTGCGTTGAGCCGGGATATAGCCGGCGAACGTCAGGGTTGAGGCTGCACGTCCAGCACAGCCCCCTTGCCCGGTTCGCTTTCCGTTGGTTGCAATGTCGGCAGTTCATGCCGCGTCTTCCTCTTGAATGTGAGCCCAAAACTTCCGCTTAATGATCCCGCAAATATGGGCGTCACTGACGCCGTACTCGCGAGCCAACTGCGGTTGCGTGACTCCACCCGCCCGATAGCGGCGGCGAATGTCAATCACACTGGCAGCAGTCAGCTTCGCCATGCCGTGCCGCTCGCCCTTGGCGGATTCATTCGGCCCGACGAATATTCCTCTGCCCTTTGCCATCATGTCTGCGGTGTTGTCAGCTGCTGTCCCTAAGAACAGGTGATCGGGCCGGCAGCACTTTCGGTTGTCGCAGTGATGGCAGACGAACTTGCCAGCACACGAACCGACGCACAGGTCATAAACGAGGCGATGGACGAGGTGCGGATATCGGTTCACGTTCAACTGTCCGTAACCCGCGTCCGTCAAAGACGCCTTCCACTCCCAACAGCCAACAATGACCCGGTCAACCTTCGCCCAAATCCGGTAGAGGATGGCGAAACGGTCGGCGGCTGTCATGCTGTCTAAGTCAAGCTGCTTCATCGTGTGACTCTCAAAACGGCTAACAGGATGTATGTGGGCACCAAATTCCCATACTGCCATTTCGAGGGGGCCTGCGCCTGTCTCCGTAGGTCGGAATTTTTCTCAACTCCAGCAGAGCCCGCGGGGCCGATTCACTTTCTGCTTCTGGCAGTGCCGACAGGTCATCCCGATTCCCTCCCCTCTTGCCCCCGCCCCAGTCAGCCGGGTGACGAAAACAGCGTTGGTGCGGCGGTGGGGTCGAAGAGGGAGCCCACGCCGTACCGAAGGCCGCCTTTACTTACGCGAACAATACCGGGCTTCCCTGGCCCGCCGTTCCGTCCGACTGCTCCGCGGCCTGCTCCAGATTCAACAGGGCTTGCCGGAAGTAAGCCGGCTTCAACTCAATCCCGATGGCTCGCCGGCCGTTGATAACCGCCCCGTAGACTTCAGAACCGACGCCCATGAACGGCGTGAGCACCGTTTCGCCGGGGTTGCTCCACATCACAACGGCCCGCTCAATGACATCAAGTTGCAGCGGGTGGACGTGCTTTTCGTCCTCTTCGCCCTTCGCCTTGCGGTACGGCAGCACTCGGTCGATGCGAATGTCCATCCAGACCGACGAGGCGTATTGCCGCCACACATACTGCGAATACTTGTTCTGCTTCTGATCACCATTCATGCCGCGGTATCCAGCCAAATCCGCGGGCGGCTGATTCTCTCCGACATACCGTAGTAGGCCGGTCGGGTGCGCGACGGGAACTTCGTTCTCGCCGCGGCGGCGGAACATCAACAGGTAATCAGCGTTGGCGATGCTGCAGCGGGTGGAGTCGTCGCAAAGCGTCGAGTGGTGCAGCGACTTCATCATGGTCCGGTTGCGGACCATGAGCGGCTCTTTCCAGATCACCCGCCGGCCTGCGTAGGCGAATCCTCGAGACTCGTGCTCACGGATGATGCGCCCGGGCAGGTCGAACATCGCGTCGCAACCGGAATTGCTCAGCGGAATGTCCATACAGTGAACGGCACTAATCCGGCCTGGCAACGTGACGCGGGCAAGCTCGTCGATGCAGTAGCCGTAGTGCTCGAAAAACTCATCCGCTCCGATCGCGTTGCTCATATCCCGCGGGTCGCTGCTGTACTGGTACAGGCCAGCGAACGGCGGGGAGTAGAGCGTCAGGTGGACCGACTCGTCGGGGATGTCGCGCATCACCTCGACGCAGTCGCCACAGTACGCCGCGTATTGCTCGGTAACTACCTGATCCATCACAGCCATTGCGGAACCCTCGTGCTGCCCTTGTAAACGTCCTCGACCTCAACTCTGACCGCGTTGCTCATCTCGGCGACCAGCGCGGCGAACATCGCGTCTGCCTTCTGCGCCTTCGACCTCATGTTTGACAAAACCCGCTCCTCGCCCTCGGTCGCGACGACATCGAGGCGGACGGGCCGCTTCTGGCCGAAGCGCCAGCAGCGGCGGACGCTCTGGTAGTACTGCTCGTAGCTATGCGACGGGAACGTCACGACGTGGTTGCAGTGTTGCCAATTCAGTCCCCACGCGCCGATTTTCGGCTTGATCACCAGCACCCGCAGCGAGCCGGCAGCGAAGGCCTCATAGAGATCGACCTTGCGGTCATCTGGCGTGCGGCCGGCGACTTGTTCGGAGCCGGGAATCACCTCAACCAGCCGATCCGCCTCGTCATTTGTGTGGCACCAGACCACGGCCGGCTGCTTGTGGTCAACGAGCCCAGCGACGTAGTCACAGCGCTCGGTCATGGTTCGCTTGCGCTCCTGTCGCTCCTCGTGCATCCCGAACGCCGGCACGTTGAACAGGTGTCCGGGCGGCGGGCTCTTCGGGCTGATGACGTGGTCGCGCTCCTCAAGCGGCGGCAGCACAAAACCATCGTCGTCGAAGCCCAAATCCGATGGCTTTCGGCAAGCCCGCGCCCAGGACGCAACCCAGCGCCAGAAATGCGTTACAGCATGATGCTTCAACCGCCATTGACCGATTGTCTGCGCGACGCGGAAGGCGAGTTTGCGGTAGTAACTCGGGTCGGAAGCGATGAGCGCTTCGGCGTGCTCCTGCTTCTTCAGTTCCCGTTTCTGGCCCTTGTCATCGAGTTGGGCAAAGAACCGGCGGAGCATCTCGGAATGAGACAGTTCGCCAAGGGCTTCGGACGTGGTCCCCAACTCGACGTAATCATTCGGTGCCGCAGTTGCCGTACAGAGCAGCCGGTAGGGCGTCTTGTTCATGAACCGAGTCAGGTGTTTTCGGGTCGCGCCCGTGAAGTTCTTCAGAATGCTCGACTCGTCGCACACAACGCCCGCGAACGCCGTCGGGTCGAAGTGGTGCAGTCGCTCGTAGTTCGTGACGACGATCTTCCCGGGCAGGCTGCCGTCTCGTGACTGCTTCGCCTCAACGCCGAACTTCTCAGCCTCCCGCACGGTCTGCGGGCCGACGGCCAGCGGCGTGACGACCAGGACGGGACGGTTCGTCTTGCGGGCAACGTTTTCCGCCCATACCAATTGCATCGGTGTCTTGCCCAGGCCGCAGTCGGCGAAGATTGCCGACCGCCCCTTCCGCACGGCCCACTCGACCAGTGCCCGCTGAAAGTCGAACAGAAAGTCCGGCAGCCAAAGCGGCTCGAAGCCACTGTCGCCGGCAAGCTGGGATTTTCGGTCAAGGAACTCTCGGTAGCTCACGCCAACACCCTCCCCAATCTCCACCCTCATTCGTCGCCCCCCATCCCCGCCACCCGCACGGAGCACGCCTCGCAGACGCACCACGGCATCCCGATATCCAGCTTCCATCGTCGATACTCCGCCCCCACCAGCACCAGCCGCGGGCAGTCCAGCCCGACGCACGGCAGGCAGTTGGACGGGATAACGGACAGGTCGCGCTCGAAATCGCACGGTAGATCGTCCTTGTCGTCCAGTGCGCCGCCGGCCCGACAGTTGGTCGTCCGAGCCCGCTGGACAATCAGGCACCCATGACAGAGTGTCCGGCCCGCGACGAACGGGGCTTTCCCGCACCGGCTGCAAAGTCCAGCGGCCATGAGCCTGGCCCGCCGCCGCTTGTCGATTCGCGATTGCCGAGTAGCGCACTCGGAGCAGGTTCTGCACTGGGTACGACGGTCGTTCCGCCTGCCGCACATCA